CGTTTGCTTTGGTTTTGATCGCCCGGCCGAAAATTCTTCGGCCGGGCGGGCGTTAGACGGAAGATTCTTCACCGCATGACGGTGAAGAAATTTCCGGTTTCCGCAGTTCGGGCACTACGCGCGGTGTAATTGCATCGCGGGAGAGGGGTTCGCGTGTATTGGGTCGGCTTCGTGGTGGTGCTGGTCGGCTGGCTGGCGAAACGGATTTGGAGGGTTCTGATGGGCGAGGGTGAGGGTATTCGGGGTAAGCGGGTTCGGATCAGGTCGGAGTTTCCGGTCCCGACTGTGTTGTGGGGGAGGGAGGGGACTGTTGTCACGTGTGGGTTGGATGGCGTTCATAGGCCGGAGAATCCGTGGGTTGTGGTGACGGTTGGGGAGGACCGTTATCAGTTGCGGGTTTCTGAGTTGGAGGTGATTGGGGATGTCTGATCACGGCGTCGAGCCGGTCAAGGCCGCGTTGACTACGGCCCCTAGGAAGTCGAACGTCGAGTTTGCGGGGTTCGTACGTAGGGTCGTAAGGGCTCATGCCCGCAGGATCGCTGCGGGCGATGTGGAGGCCCTTGCTGACCTGGTTCAGTTGTCGGCCGGGGTGGACCAGGCTGTCGCGGATGCGGTGGCGGGGTTGCGGCGGCTCGGCTATTCGTGGGCGGAGATCGCCGGCCGGTTGGGGATCTCGAAGCAGGCGGCGCAGCAGCGTTGGGGGGGCAGGTCGTGAAGTTCACGATTGAGTGCCGGTTCGATCTGTGCGAGTGGTGCCATGGTCGGGTGTTTTCGTTCGATGGTCTTCCGGATGATTGGCATGTGGCGTTACGGCGCGGGGACGGGGCGACGTTGGTGCTTGCGCGGGCGTGCGCCGCTGGGGACCGGGTGGGATGGATGCATGTCGGGTATATCGGTGACGACGGTGAGGCGGTGTTGTGAGCAATCTTGACGCGGTCATTGCAGTGTTCGATGACAAGGTTCGGTGACGCTGGTGGGAGAGGTGCGGCAACTATGCCGACGGGTATATCACGGGCCTGCTACTCGGTGACGTTTGGGCCTGTCGACAGTGCGCGGACGCGGCGAGCGAGACGCTTCACCCGTGGGAGGAATGATGAGCCGTACCCGCTGCTTGACTGTGGATGGCATCACCAGTGTGCGCTGGCACGAGGGCACCGGAGATCCATCGATCTGTGTCCGTGACCTCGTCGAGGTTATCGACTGCGACGACGAGCTGAACAACCCGATGTATGTAGGGCCGGTCCGCGCCAACAGCTTTGCCTACGGGGATATCTGCGAGTCGTGTTGGTTGGCCGGCGGGGTCATCCACGGACTTCGTTTGCGTTTCAGTTTCTGTCGTCGGGCGGGAGGGCGGCCGTGACGTCGCGTCCTCGCCGGCCAGGTATCGAGTCGACGGTCCGGGCGGACCTGGGGAAGCTTGGCCATCTGGACGAGGGGGTCAATCCGACGCTGGTCGCGATGGCGTTCAATCTGGCGCGGATCATTGACTCGTGGTCGGCGCAGAAGGAGTTCACGGCGGCCCAGCTGGGCGCGCTGGTCAAGGCGCACCAGCAGCTCGCGGCGCTGATGTCTAAGCTGGCGGAGGTTCCGAATGAGGCCGACGACTTCGATGAGCGAATGGGGACGCCTACCATGCCCGCCACTGTTCGGAACCCAGAGGTCCCCTGACCGTTTGACGTTGGGTCCTCGGATAGCTGAGATCGCGGAGCGGCTGGGTAAGCCGTTGATGCCGCATCAGCGGTATATCGCCGATGTGGCGTTGGAGATTGATCCGGATACCGGCTTTCTTGCCTATTCGGAGGTGGTGTTGATCGGCCCGCGTCAGTTGACGGGGAAGACGGAGTTGATCCTTCCGGTGATGACTCACCGCTGTCTGGGGTTCGGGCAGGGTGGTCCGCAGCGGGTCATGTACACAGCGCAGACCGCCGACGCCGCTAAGGAGAAGTGGCGGGATGTGCATCTGCCGAGGTTGAAGGCGTCGCCGACGATTTCGCGCCGGTTCCGGGAGCGGAAGACCGCGAATCAGGAGGCGTTTCTGTGGGACAACGGTTCGATCTGGTCGCCGGGGTCGACGACGGGTAAGTCCAGCGGGACGGGTGACACGTTGGATATGGGGGTGATCGACGAGGCGTGGTCGAGGCCGGATGCCCGCACCGAGTTGGGTATGCGTCCTGCCATGTTGACCCGTCCGTGGAAGCAGTTGTGGGAGATGTCAATGATTCCGGGCCTGTCGCGGGCGCAGCCGGGTGATTGGCCGTATCTGGCGCACAAGCGGCAGGTGGGCCGGGCGAGGGTGGACGCGGATGTGCGCCGGGGGATGGCCTTTTTCGACTTCGCGGCGGCTGACGGGTTGGACCCGGGTAATCCGAACACGTGGTGGTCGTGTATGCCTGGTTTGGGGATTTTCCCGGGGGCGGAGCAGGCTGTCAGGGACGACTTTGACGCGTTGGATTTGGTCGATTTCTGCGCCGAGTATTTGGGCTGGGAACCGCAGTCGGGTCCGCAGGCGCGTTGGACGTTGATCCCTAAGGCGTTGTGGGATGGGCTGCTCGATGGCGGTTCGGAGATTTTGGGTGCGCCTGCGTTGTCGGTGGAGATTTCGGAGGACCGGACGCGGGCATTCATCGGCGCGGCCGGTCGCCGTTGGGATGGCCACCGGCATGTGGAGGTGGTGGAGCCGGGTGGGGTGATCGGTCCGGTGACGGCCGGGGTGGAGTGGGTAGAGCCGCGCCTGTTGGAGATGATCGAGGCGTGGAAGCCGTGCACGGTGGTGATCGATCCGCGCCGGCCGGCTAACTCTCTGGTCACCCCGTTGCGCCGTCGGGGGATTGATGTGACGACCCCGAATCAGAATGAGATCGCCGGGGCGTGTGGCAGGTTCGTCGATGCGACGGGTGCGGGGGAGATGCCGTCGGCGGAGCGGGTGTTTCACCTGGGTCAGCCGGAGTTGGATGATGCGCTCGCTCATGCCCGCAAGTTGGAGACGAGCGGGGGTGCGTTCACGATTGTGGGGAAGGGGCATTCTGCGCAGCTGGGGGCGCTGTATGTGTGCATTTTGGCGATGCACGGACATGATTTGAAAGGCTTCGAAACGGTCCCAGAGCCCGATATATTCGTGTGAGGCCCGCTTGGAGCGGCCGTAAAAGGTCCCGAACAGCGAAGACCCCGACCCGCTTGCAGGGGGCCGGGGTTTTCGCTGTTCGGTCAGTGCCTGTCGATCACGCGGTGGGTGACGCCGGACTTGGTTGTAGCGGCCTGGGTGTGGCTAGCGTCGTTGATGTCGTCTAGGACCAGCCAGCCGTCGGCGTACAGGGCTTCGGCGTGTACCCAGAAGTGATGCCCGCACAGGTGGAGTGCGGTGCTGCCGGGCCTGCCGACGACGATCTTGGCTTGGGCGCAGCATCCGTCGCAAATGTTCATGATCGGCCCTCCTTGCAGGTCTCGCACCACTGATAGTTGGGGTTGTCGAGCACGGCCCGGTGTGGCCACCCGATGTTCGGGTTGGTGGTGGCTGCCAGCGGCCAGCACATGCTGTCGTGGCGGTAAAGGTCGCCTTGACTCCATACCCAGACCCGCCCGAGCGCGTCGGTGACGTCCGGGTGTTCCGCCTTTTCGGTCGCGTGGATGGCCGCGCGTGCGGCGAACCACTCGTCGATCAGCTGGTTGATCGCATCATTCATGGCGGTCCTTCCTACAGGTAGCGGCCGTTACGGGCGACGATCCACACGGTGGCTTGCATCGTGGCAGGGTCGACGCCGACCTTCCGGGCGGCGAGGCGATAGCAGTGCTCCAGCGCCTCGTACACCCCGGCGCGGTTGAGGATGTTCTCGTAGTCGTCGCGGCCGAGCGCGACTGTCGCCGCCCACATGTCGATTGTGACCGATGCGCGTTCGCCGAGCAGGTTCCGCGCGAAGCGTTGGGTTTTCGGACCGTTGAGCGTGTTGAGCGGAGAATCGGAGCACAGGGCTTTCCGCGCCCGTTCGACGTTGGCTCCGATGCACGTCGGCGCGTCGCCGGTCGTCAGGAGCATTGTCGCCCCGTACTGGTTGCGTGACCAGCGGGTGCGGGGTGACAGGTGCGCGACCACGGCGGCGACCGCGTCAATCGAGTAGCCGGTCTGCGCGGCCAGCGAGGTGACGAACAGTTCGCCGTCGGTGTACCAGCGCGCACCGTGGACCTTGTCGCCGTCGGTGGCGCGTGCCCAGACGGCCAGGATGCGGGTCGTGCACGCCTGGGTGGACGTGCCGACGGCGCGGAGCCTGTCGTTGTGGCTGGGTTCGGTGCGCATGGTCAGTGTCCTTCGGTGAGTCGTTCGAGCTGGTCGTGGACGGCCCGGCGCTCGTAGGCGAGCCGGTCGAGCCACACGAGCGGATCTTTCCCTTCGACGCGGTAGGCCGCGACCCGGCATTCCAGGTCGATCAGGTGGTCTACCTGCCGCAGGAGTTCCGATGTGGTTGTCATGGTGGTCCTCCTTGGGATTCCTACAGACGGGGTGTGGTGGGCGTGGCCACCACTAGCCGGGATACTTCGCACCACCAGCCCGAAGGCCGTCCGGTAACCCTCTATGAAGTGCGAGACGAACGAAGCCAGGTGGTCTGCACTCTGTGGAATCCCTATGTATTTGTCCTTCACCTAGCATAACCGCTTTAGCCACCGTTGGATTCCCTTAAAACACTACTTCTCCGTAAACTCTCTCAGTCTTGACAGTGTGTCAACCAAACCGGGGAACGGGGCTACAAGTTGGGTTACACTGCGGCCATGCTCCCCCGTCACATGCTGGGCGTCCTGCTGGCATCCCTCAGCGTGGCGATCCACTTCGGCGTCGAGTACGGCCTGCTGGTCGCTGCCGTCGCCGTTCTCATGCTGCCGTCCGCTGAGCACCCCGGGAGCGGGTACCCGGCGCGGTCGCGCGCGGCGGTGGAGGCGGTCTGGCGGCGACTGCGTGGACGTCGCCAGACCGCTGCCGCAGTGGGAATGCTGGTGGCGATCGCCGGTATCGGCGTGGGTCTCGGGTTCGCTGTCGGCGCGGCGTGGGGTGTGCTCGCGGCATCAGCCATTGTCGCGGCGTTGTGTCTGCGCGTGGATGCGGCGGAGTGACGCGATGGGTTGGCTGACGGGTCCACGTGAGCGTAAGTCGGCGGCCGGGTTCGACCTGACCCGCCAAAACGTCATCGCGTTGCCGTCGGGTGTGGCACCGAATCAGGCCGGCGTGATCCAGCAGGATGGCAGCTATGCCAACTACACGACGAACGGCTACGGCCGCAACGAGCTGGTGTACGCGTGTGTGCGCTACCGGGCCGAGTCGCTGCCGCAGTCGGTGATCCGGGTGTATCCGAGTGGGTCCGGGGCGGCGTTGGACAGTCACCGGTTGCGGAGGCTGTTCGAGAAACCGAACCCGATCACGAACGAATTCGAGTTCTTCGAACTGTCGTCGACGTATAAGGACCTGGCCGGCACGTGTTTCTGGCTGGTGGTGAAGGCCCGCGACGGGTTGCCGGCCGAGTTGTGGCCGCTGCGCCCGGACCTGGTGAGTGTGTTGCCGAATCCGCGTAACCTGGCCGACTTCGATTGGGTGTACCGGCCGGACCCGGAACGCCCGGACGTGTATGTGCAGGTCGCCGATCACGGGTCGCCTCGGGCCGCCCAGAAGCAGGCTTCGATCATCCGTATCCGGTATCCGAACCCGAACCCGAACGATCCGGGGTGGCGCTACTTCGGTCAGCCACCTTTGCGGGCTGCCGCACGGGCGACGACGCTCGACAACGGCGCGACGGATTTCGCGGACTCGCTGCTGCGTAACCATGCCATGCCCAGCGTGGTCATCGAATCGGAGGCGGAGATCACCGACGAACTCCACAAGCGGCTCACATCGAAGTGGAAGGAAGCGTTCGGCGGCACCCGGCGCGGCAACCCGGCGTTCATGCAGAAGGGCATGAAGGTCCACGAGATCGGCATGACCCCGCACGAGTTGGAGTTCCCGGACCTGCGCGGTGTGACAGAGACCCGTATCTGTATGGCGTTCGGTGTGGAGCCGATCCTCGTCGGGTCTAAGGAGGGCCTGGAACACAATGCGTACAAGGACTACCGCGAAGCGCGCCTGTCCTTCTGGGAAGAGGCGATGGTTTCCGACCAGCGGCGCTACATCGAGCCGGTACGTCACGGCCTGCTACCGCTGTATGGCGGGGTGGGACGGTCGACGGTTCAGGTCCGGTGGGACAACTCGGAAGTTCTCGCGTTGAAGGAAGCCCAGACGAGTCTGTGGGAACGCGGCATCAACGCGTTCGCTCGGGGCGGTATCACCCGTAACGACTTCCGGGACATTGTCGGTCTGCCTCGTCTTTCGGGTAGTGACGTGTTCCTGATCCCGGCCGGTGTGCTGCCGCAGGAGGTTGGGCAGGACCCGGCCGCGATTACCCAGACCGCGAGCGCATCGCTGGGGCTGCTCGCCGTTGAACACGGTGTTGAACTGTCCCAGGACGAGCTGGCGTCGCTACAGGCACGCCTGGCGTGGAAGGAGTGAGGACGTGGGTGAGACGCCAGAGTGGCTGCGTATCGGGGTCGGTGGCGTGGTTCCGGTGCAGTGGGAGCTGTCCAAGGATGCTGTCGGGGAGATTTCCGGCTGGGCCAGCGTCTATAACGTGATCGATTCGCAGGATGACATTGTCCTGCCGGGCGCGTTCAAGCGGACGATCAACGCGTGGAAGGCGTCGGGTCGGACGATTCCGCTGGTGCTCGACCACGAGCACGACACGGATGGCATCATCGGCTCGATCACCGACATGAAGGACACGCCGACGGGGCTCCGGTTCTCGGCGAAGTTTTCCAGCGTCCCTAGGGCGCAGGAAGCCCGGACGAAGGCCCGGGAGGGTGACCTGACCGGCCTGTCGATCTTCGGGCCGATCATCCACAAGAGTTTCGAGATGCGCGACCAGCGGGAGCTGCGGCTGTTGCACGAGGTCGGCTTGTGGGAGATCTCGATGACGGGTTTCCCTGCGAACGACCGGGCTATGCTCACGGCCGTCAAGGCGGGGTTGCCGCTCGACGACGAGGAGTGGGTGGCGGATCTGCGGGCTGCTCTGGCGATCCGTTCAAAGGCCGCGAGGAAGGCCGCGTTTGAATCGCTGATCATCGCTGCGTATCCTGTGCTCGGCACCCCCGTCAAGGAACCCCCGACCGTCCCGGAAGGTGACGGCGACAAGCCCGAGTTGGACGACGCGGCGAAGTACGCGCTCGACTTCCTCGGTGACACCGGCCCGGACGACAGTCCACCCGGCGGCGACTCGGATGATCCACTCGCTGATCTCGACCAATTGATGGCCTCTTTTGAGGCCGAGAAGCATCGGCAGGAGATCGCCGCGATAGCGGCCGAGTTGAGAGGTGAGTCGGCATGACAACTCAGACGCGTCAGAAGGATCTCATCGCGAAGGCAATGAACCTTATCGCTATCGCGCAGACCATCGACGCCCGATACCCAGATCCTACGAAGATCCCGGCCGAGGCAGCGAAGAAGATGAGCGAACTGCTCACCGAGGCGCGGCGGCTGAAGAACCTTGCCGACCTGGCGAAGCAGAAGGACGATCTCGAATCGTGGCAGGCGGAGCCGGACAAGATTCCGGACGCGCTCGCTGCCGAGGCTGCGATGCAGAAGGCGGGCATCGAAGGCGAGCACTACACGAAGGCGCTGCGCCGGCACGAGGTCGACCTGTTCATCAAGGCGATCCGGATGAACAACAACCAGCGTGACGCGTGGATCAACACGCTCGACGCGGCCGAGAAGGCGTCCCTGATCGAAGACGCGACCGGTGAAGTGCTGGTGCCTCACGACATCACGACCCCCATTTTCAAGACGCTGCCACACCTGGGCGTGTTCCGCTCGTCGGGTCCGACGATCCGTCAGACGGGCGGGAACAAGGTCGATCTGCGGTCGCTGACCGGCGCGACGGCCGGCTGGGGCCAGCTCGAACTGGGTCCCGCCACGGTGGACGCCAACGTGGTTCCGAACACGCCTGTCGACGTGATTCAGGTGCAGGACCTGACGGCCATGTCAAAGATCGGTGTCGACGAGCTGATGGACTCGGATACGGACATCGTCGGTCTGATCACGGACATCGTCGGGCAGCAGTGCGCGATGATGGAAGACGACGCGTTCGCGGCCGGCAACGGCACGAGCAAGCCGTGGGGTTTGGCGGCGCGGGCTACGGCTGCGTCGAACCAGATCACGCAGGCGGTGACGGCGGCGGCGAACGCCACCCCGACGGCCGACGATATGAAGAAGCTTCAGTATCGGGTGCCGTCACGGTTCCGCAACAACGGCGTCTACTACGCCGCGAACGACGCGGCCGAGGCGATCGCGTTGCTGAAGGACACCACGTCGAACTACCTGTGGCAGCCGTCGGTGCAGGCCGGTGAGCCGGATACGTTCTCCGGTAAGCGGTTCTACACCCTGGAAGGTCTGCCGGCTATGGCGGCGTCGGCGGCGGCGGTGGACCCGTCGGTGTTCTTCGGCAGTGCGGCGCTCGGCTACATGATCGCGGACAGGCAGCGGATCGCGGTGCAGCGGCTCGACGAGCGGTACGCCGAGCTGGGGCTGGTCGCGTTCCTGTTCAAGATGCGGGTCGGCGGTGACGTGATCCGTCCGGCGGCGTGGGCGAAGTACCTCCTCTGATCTTTGGGGGCGATGTCAGCCCGTTGCAAGGGGGGAGCGCGCGGCGCGCTTCCCCCTCCACAAGGGAGGCGAACACGATGATATTCACGACGCTGGTTCACGTTGCCGGACGGTGCGCCGACGGTCGCACGTTCGCGGCCGGTGAAGGATGCACGTCAGAGATCGACGACGGCGACCCGGCCATGGTCGCACTGGTCAAGGAGTGGGCCGCCAGCGGAGCGGTAAAGATTCACCCGGCAGAGGAGGTCAAGAAAGCGGTTGTCGCACCCGAAGACCACCATGATGTCAAAGCCCCAACCCGACGGGGCCATTCCAAGGAGGACAGCAAGTGAAAATCCTGTGGCACAGTGTCGCACCGTGGGTGGGTACCGGTTACGGTATGCAGACCGCGCAGGCGACTTCGCGCATCCACAAGATGGGCCACGATGTGGCCATCTCCGCCTACTACGGGCTGGCCGGCACCACCATGGAGTGGGAAGGGATGAAGATCTATCCGCAGTTCGCCGAGAACTACGGCATCGACACGATCGTCCCGCACGCGCTGCATCACTTCGGTGCGGGTGTCGGCTCCGACTTCCGCCGGTCGGCGGCCGACGGTTGGATCATCACCCTCGGCGATGTGTGGGTGTTTCAGGCACCGCTGCTACCGGACATGTCCGTCGCGGCGTGGGTGCCGATCGATCACGAGACGATCCCGCCGGTGGTCCGGGCCTGGTTCGCGGAGACGAACGCGGTTCCGATCGCCATGAGCCGGTTTGGTCAGCGGCTGCTGGTCGAGTCCGGGTTGGAACACACCATGTATGTTCCGCATGCCGTGGACACGGACGTGTTCTGCCCGGGGAGTAAGGAAGACGCCCGGGAGCGTTCGGGTATCCCGAAGGACGCTTTCGTTGTGGCGATGGTCGCGGCGAACTTCGGTAAGGACGCCGCCCGGAAGGCGTTCTACGAGCAGATTTTGGCGTTTGCCGAGCTGCGTAAGAAGCACCCGGACGCGGTCCTGGCCCTGCACACGAACGTGTCGACGCCGAAGTACGGCGTGGACATCAAACGCATCCTCAACGACGCGGGCCTGCCGAAGACCGCCTATGTGATCTCCGACCAGTATCAGCTGCGGGTGGGTATCCCGGCGTCGGCGGTCGCGGACGTGTACCGGTCGGCGGACGTCCTGTCGAACACGTCGTGGGGGGAAGGGTTCGGCGTTCCGATCGTGGAGGCGCAGGCGTGTGGCACGCCGGTCATCGTCACCGACACGACTGCGATGCCGGAGCTGTGCGGTTCCGGTTGGATGGTCGAGACGGAACCGTGGTGGCATGATTCGCAGGCCGCGTGGGCGCGTAAGCCGCTGATCTCGTCGATCGTGGACGCGTACATGGATTCGTATCGTAGGGCCCGCAGCGATGAGATGCGGGCGCGTGCGTGGGCGTTCGCGCAGGACTACGACGCGGACCTGGTCGCGGAGACGTATTGGCGTCCGGTGCTGGACAAGCTCGACAAGGCGCTGGTGCAGCGGCGGGCCGAGCTGGACGCGCCGAAGCCGGACCGTATGAAGGTGACGGTGCGTGAGTCCGACGACGGATATCTGTGGATCGACCGGGGCCGGAAGGCCGGTGACATCATCGGCTGGTCTAACCACGAGCCGGAGTTGGGCGAGATCATCGACAAGCTGCTGCCGGGCGGCGGGGTGATGCTCGACGTCGGCGCGCACGTCGGTCACTACACGGTTCGGCTGGCCGGGAAGGCGGAGCACATCTTCGCGGTGGAAGCGAACCCGGAGACGGCGAAGACGCTGCGGAAGAATCTGGCGCTCAACGACATCGAGAATGTGACCGTGTTCGACTTCGCGGCGTGGGACGGCGAGGACCGGCTGCGCCTGGACGACCCGATGCATCAGGTGTCGGGCGGGTCGACGCGCACGCTGCCGACCCCTGAAGGGATGGTCGCCAAGCAGGGCACGTGGGTGGACGCGCACCGCCTGGACGAGGTTATGCCCTGGGTGTCGCGCATCGACCTGGTCAAGATGGATGTTGAAGGCGCGGACCTGCACGTGCTGCGTGGCATGAAGGGCCTACTCGACATACACAAGCCGGACCTGCTGGTCGAGTGTCACGACATCTACGGCTACTACGAGCGGTCCGATCTGGAGCAGACTCTGACCGACCTGGGCTACGAGTTTCAGGTGGTTCTGTCGCAGGACACCCAGTGGATGCCTGACGGCGTGTCGGACGAGGTCCGGCAGGCGCAGTGGCTGCTCTGCACCCCGATCGAGAAGGTGGAGGGCTGACTGATGGATCTCGCCACGATCGCCCGCACCGCCGTTCACGAACATCGGGCGTCACAGAACGCGGAGGAGTTGGCCGACGCGTTGGAGCTGGTCGCCGCCACGGTGGCCGGCAGTGTGGGTGTCGTGGTCGAGATCGGCTGCGACCGGGGCGGCACCCTGTACGCGTGGCGTCAGGTCTGTGACCGGGTGTACGGCATCACCCTCGCCGACAACTCGTACGCCACGGGCGGCGGCGGACTGGATCTGATCGACCACGGGGCGGTCGTGCGCATCGGCGACTCGCACGACCCGGAAAGTCGCTGGTGGCTAGCCGACCAGCTCAACGCGGATGTTGTCGGTGACCTGATCGACGTGCTGGTGATCGACGGCGATCACAGTGTGCAGGGCGTGTTTCAGGACCTGGCCGACTATCAGCGGTTCGTCCGCCCGGGTGGCATCACCCTCCTGCACGACATTCACAGCAAAGGTGATGCCCGCTGCGATGTGTGGAAGGCGTGGCCGGAGATCCGCGAAATGTACCGCACCGAGGAGATCGGCAACGTTCACGGCTGGGGTGTCATCTTCAACGACATCGGGGGTGCGCGGTGAGCCTGCTACGCGTGCTCGTCACGACCGAGGTCACCCTGACACAGGTGTTCATGGTCGACGGTGTACCGACCGACTGCACTGGCCCGGTGACGGTGACGGTGAAACGGCTCGACGGCACCGAGATTGCCGGGTCGCCGTTCACCGCGTCGCATCCGGGGGTGGGGACGTACACGTTCCCGTTCACCGAGCAGGCGCAGGTTGACATGTTCTCCGGTGACTGGTCAGGGAATCTGGCCGGCGCGGTTGTCGTGCTACGTGACTACATCGAGGTGGTGGGCGGTTTCTACTTCGGGCTGGCCGAAGCACGCACCGCGTTGAAGGCCGCGATCATGCGTGACCCGCAAACCTACACAGATGCGTACCTCACCCAAGCGCGTACCGGGATCGAGCAGGAATGCGACCTGATCTCCGGTCAGGCGTGGGTTCCCCGGTATGCGCGGTTCCTGCTCAACGGTACGGGCACAAACGAGCTGGTCGTACCTGACATGAACCTACGGACGGTTCGGGCCGCCAGCGTCGCCCCTAGCGCTGCCGGACCGTTCACTGCGTTGACGGTCGACGAGTTGGCCGCGTGTGCGGCCGAACCTTCGGGGATCATCGCCCGCGACGACGGCGCGGTGTGGCCGCTGGGTCACCGCAACGTGATCGTCGAATACGAGCACGGGGCCGACATGCCGACCGTGGAGGTGCACAACGGGGCGCTGGCACGGCTGCGGACGTTCACTAACCTGATCAACCCGAGCTTGCCCGACCGGGTACTGATCTACACCACCAACGAAGGTGCCACCTACCGGCTGACAGCGGCCGGGCCTAAGAGCACGGGCATCGACACGATCGACGCCGCGTACCGGCGGGACACCGTCGACAAGTTTTGGCTCGCCCGATGACCGCCACCAACGCGACCGCCGCCCTGCAAGCCGTCATCGAACGGTTGCGGGGCGAAGCCGACGGTGGGCTACTACAGGGGGTCGGTGTCGGCTACGAGGCGTCCCCCGAGTTGGGCACCAGTTCGGTGTATGCGGGCGGGGACGACTTCGAACAGGACCCGGCTGTCGCCGAACAGTGGGGTCTGATGCAGCTCGAAACGGTGACGGTCAACCTGTACATCCAAGTGTTGGCAAGCCCGCCCGTCGAGAGGATCATCACCGACCAGGAGTGCTCACGGATCGCCGACGTCATCACCCGGATCTTCTTCGGACAGCCGAAGCTCGCCGGGGAGATGACGTGGATCGGGCTCGTGTCGGGCCGGGGCGACTACTCGCAGTCCGACTTGACCACCCAGTCCATCCGGTCGCTGCGCATGCGCGTGCAGTCCTACCTGTCATGGGGGGCGTGATGGCTGATGTGAGAGTCGACTTCGACGATCGGGACCTTCGGGCGTTGGCCGCTGACCCCGAGGTGGGAAGAGAGATGGCCCGGATAGCGGCACCGATAGTCCGTGAAGCACAGACGCGCGCGCCGAAGCTGACCGGTGCCGGCGCGAGCAGTATCCGTGCCGACCAGGTCATCGAACGCGGCGAGCAGGAGGTTCACATCTGCTGGGACAGGGATCACTACTATATGGCATTCCATGAATTCGGTACCCGGTACCTGCCGGCGCGGCCGTTCCTAGAACCAACAGTGGAGGGATTCAGATGACATCGCCGGCACCTACGTTCAGCGACCCGGCCGAGGCCGCGCGGTCCGGCCAGTACCGCGCGGCGCAGATCGAAGAATACGGAACCTACATCGCCGCACAGCACATCTTCGTCGGCAACGCGCGGGCGTTCGCACCGGGGCATCCGGTGCCGAAGTCGACGGCCGAAGCGATGGGCTGGCACCGGGACGGGACCTGCGTCCCCGCCGGTACGCCGCTGCCACAGACGGCACCGGACCGGGCCGCACAGTTGCGGGCGCGGGCCGAGGAGATCAACCGCGAACAGCACGCCATCGCGCTCGAATTGGCGGCGGCCGAAGGCGGCGCGACGACCGGTGGCGACGACTACGAGTCCAAGACCGTTGTCGCGCTCCGCGACATCCTGGCCACCCGGGGGCTGCCGCAGACGGGTAACAAGGCCGAACTGGTCGCACGGCTACAGGACGACGACGCGGCCGACGACGAAGTGGAGGAGTAAGCCATGCCGACCCTCAACCCCCAAGCACTCACCAGCACAGGTGTGGCGCTGACATTCAACACGGCGACCGCCGGGGCCGGCGTGGACCGGGTACCCCCCGGTTCGATCCTCGTCGTCAAGAACGCGTCCGGCTCGCCCATCACCGTCAACCTGGTCACCCCGTTGACGCTGGACGGCGACCTGACGGTGCTCGACCGTACCTCCGCGAGCGTCGCGGCGACGACGGGCATCAACGGAATCCGGGTGCCGAACAACGAGGTGTTCCGGGACCCCACCGACGGGCTGGTAGGTCTCACCTGGTCGTCCATCACAAGCGTCACGTTCGCCGTCGTCTCGTAAGGAAGGTGTGAAATGCCTGTAACACTCGCAATTCCTACCCTGCTGAAAGATCCTGGGTACCTTTTGTGGGCACCGCTGCTGTCCACCGAGCCGACGAACACGGTGGTGGGTTCGGTATTCACGGACACGTGGCCGGGTGCGTGGATCAACCTTGGTGCGACCGAGGACGGGTCGAAGTTCAAGTACGAGTCGAAGATCGAGCCGATCATGGTCGCCGAGTTCTTTGACCCGATCCAATACTCCACTACGGAACGTTCGGGTAGCTTCGCGTTCAGCCTGGCCAACTACACGATGCAGAACCTGAAGCGGGTCTTCAACGGCGGCACCCTGGCCACGGTGTCAGGTTCGGGTACAACGCTGCTGTCGTCGTACATTCCGCCGACGCCTGGTGCCGAGGTTCGGGCGATGATCGGCTGGGAGTCGCTGGACGCGACGATGCGCATCGTCTGCTACCAGACGTTGCAGGGTGGCGCGATGGAGACCGAGTTCAAGAAGGCTCCGGACAAGGCGCTCATCCCCGCCGAGTTCCAGTTCGAGACCCCGACTTCCGGCATACCGTACAAGCTATACAGTGCCGGCACGGCCCGGGTGGGTGTCTGATGTCGAACAAGCAGAGGATCAAGGCGCAGCGGCAGGATGCGGCGGTGCTGCTGGCACGGCCGGAAGCACCGGACGCGTCTGGTAGCTACCTCGGTGAACTGGGCCGGTCAGTGCCGGCGGTCGAGTTGACGTTCGGATGGTTCGGGCACACCCTGCGGGTCAACCCGGGTGCGGGCGAGCTGGAGATGGTCGACTTCATGCGCAAGGCGTCCAAGCTGGACATCGGCGAAGACGTCGAGAACATGACGAACAACGTCGAAGCGCTCGAAGTGACGATGGGGTTCTTGGAGCGTCAGATTCACCCCGATGACTGGGAGGTGTTCTGGGATTTGGCGAAGACGAACCGGCAGTCGACGAAGGACCTTTTGGAGGTCTCCTACGCGATCACGGAGAAGGTCGCCGCTTTCCCTACTGGGCCGCCTACCGACTCGTCGGATGGGCAGTCGACAACTGGCATGAGGTCGTCGGACGGCTCGTCATCGCTCGCCACGAGGGCGCTCGATCTCTTGCCGGGCCGCCCGGATTTGCAGGCGGCGGTCATTCGGGCGCAGGGGGTTGTGGTCTGACGATCGCCGAGCTGTGCGCGGTGGTGTACGTGTGGCTGTTGGACGACTTGCGCCGCGAGTACGACACCGCGTACCTCGGCGTCATCGTCGGCGGTCAGCCTGACCCGCCGCTGCCGCCGTGGTCCGAGGTCCGTGACGACTTCGAGGTTGCGCTGCATGCTGTACCGGAGAAGTCCGCCGATGAGTCCGACGAGAGTGTGATCCTTCGAGGCTTGGGGTTGAGGTGACCTGATGGCGCGGACATTGGCGGATGCGTTCATTCGGCTGCGTCCTCAGGTTCAGACGAGGGAGTTCCGGGCGGATATCAACCGCGCCGGGCAGGCCGCCGCAGATGATTTGCAGGAGAAGCTTCGCAACCTGCATCTACCTATCCCCAATGTGGAGATCGGTACGGAGAACGCGGCCCGTGACATCAAGGTGATCGAAAGCCAGCTGCGGGATCTTGCCAGGCAGTCACCTGATATTGAGGTGGATGTCAATGTCGCCGCCGCGTTGGCTGAGATCAAACGGTTTAAAACCAAACTGGGTAGTGACGCGGAGGACGCGGGCGAGTCGGCGGGACGTCGGGCGACACAGGGGTTTAACAACAAGTTCGATATCGGCGGTAGCCTCTTCGCCAAGGTCGCTGCGGTCATGGCCAGCAGGATGGTGCTGATCAGCGCTGCGGTTGCTGGCATGTCTGCCGTGGCCGCACCCGCGATCGGTTCTCTGGTCCAAAGTATTGTGCAGTTGAGCGGGTTGGCGGCTACTCTGCCGGCGCTTCTCGTCGCGGGTGGTGCCGGTTTCGCTGTACTCAAAATTGGTACTGAGGGTTTTTTCGACGCTATCAAAGCGGGCGCTGATAGTTTAGACGACCTGATGGATGCTGTTGCGCATATGCCGAAAGGTATGGCGGACACCGCTATTGCCATTGACAGCTTCCGTGAACGCTACGAAGCAATGCAGACAGCAATTCAAACTAACCTGTTTGCTGGCATAGCGGGGCCACTGAGGGAACTAGGTAACGATCTCTTCCCTGCACTCGAAAACCATCTACCCGCTGTCGCGAGTGGTTTCAGTGTCATGGCTGAGAACCTGATTCAGGGCGCTCGTGCTGGCGGCGTGTTCAAGCAGGGCCTAAACGACGCGCTGGACTCTACCGCTGTGGGGTTGGCCCACGCGAACAACAATGTTGGTGGGCTGGTCAAGGCTTTCGGAAAGTTCTTGAGCGTAGGTGCGCCTTTCATCGAGCGGTTGGGAACCGCCATCGACAACCTGGTGTTCAGGTTGGCGCAGTTCATCAACACCAGCAGCGACGCGCGGATCACGGGTTGGATCGAGAAGTCGATCCTTGTCGCCCGACAGCTGGGCTCCATATTCGTGAGCGTGTTCTCCATTATCGGTTCACTTGTGCGTGCCGCTGGGCATGACGGTGAATCGTTCCTTGGTATCGTCGCCCGGCTTACGTCGCAGTTCGCGGCGTTCCTGAAGACTACCGAAGGTCAGGGCCAGATACGAGAGTTCTTTGACACGGTCAAGGGTGCCGTGAACGGTGTCGGGGATGTGTTCCGAATCGTGTGGCCGTCTATTCAGGCCGCTGGCGCTGCGCTTCTCCCCGCGCTGCAACCGTTGGCGAAGGTCCTAAGCGAGATGCTTATCGCTGTCGCGCCGCTGTTGCCGCACTTCACCGGCCTTGGCGTGATCCTACTGACGGCGATCTTGCCCGTGGTCCAGGCGGTGGCTGGCTTTTTCAGGGAACATGAGACCGCCGCTAAGATCCTAGCCACCACGATATTGGGTCTCATCATAGCTACGAAGCTCTATCACTTGGCCGTGGCTGCCGCTGCCTTGGTGCACGGTATTATCACCTTCGCCACGTACGCGTGGGCGGCGGCGACCGGTGCCCAGACGCTAGCCACCAACACCTCTACCGCCGCTATTGCCGGTAACAGGATCGGCATCATCGCGCACGGCATCGTCACCGGTATAGCGAAGGTGGCGACCCTCGCGTGGGCGGCTGCGATGTGGGTGTTGAACGCGGCGTTGTCCCCGATAGGTCTTATCGTGATAGCGGTCGTCGTCGTCATCGGTTTGCTGGTCTTCGCGATCATCAAGCTGTGGCAGCACAACGAGACGTTCCGCAACATCGTCACCGGGGCGTGGAACGGTATCAAGGCTGCGGTCAGTGCTGTCGTGGGCTGGTTCGTCGGTGAGGTCTGGCCCAGGATGCAAGCGGTGTGGAACGGCGTCTCCGCTGGGGCTATCTGGTTGTGGCAGAACGCGATCCTGCCCGCGTTCAACGGCATCAAGGCTGCGGTAGGGGCGGCGTGGGGTTGGATCACGAACACGGGCTGGCCGGCGTTGCAAGTGGTGTTCACGGCGGTGGGCGCGGTCGTCGGCTGGTTGTGGAACAACGTGGTCGTTCCGGCGTTCAACGGTTGGCGGACTATCATCGGGGCAGCGTGGGGTTGGGTCACCACCACCGGATGGCCGGCGTTGAAGGTCGCCTTCGAGGCCGTTGGTACCGTCATCAACTGGTTGTGGCACAACGTGGTGGTCCCCGCGTTCCAAGGGATCAAGGCCGCGTTCGAGACTGCGGCTACAGTCGCCCGGAACTTGTGGGGCTTCCTCGGGCCTGTCATCGGCCAGATCGGCACAGTGATCCT